GGACAGGCATACCCATAGGGTCTATGACAGGTTGCCCCATTGGGTCAAATATTGGAAACTCTGTTGTATCTTGCTCAACAATCTCCATGCTCTCATCGCTCATCAGCATTGCTAACTCGTCATCAGACAAGTCGTAGTAACGCTCTTTTGTAATGTCTTCTTTGTTTTCCCAATATGCTTTAACGATGCCGTTCTTCTGCATCAAAGCATCTTTGAACCAGTCATGCAGAATAGCTACGCCTTCGTTGTCACGCAAGAACACCCAATTGCAGTAATCAGTAGCTTGCTTGGCAGACGCTTCGTCTTGAGGCCCCTGTGGCTCAAAGATAACGATATTATCTGAGCCTGTGAAAATACGAACTAAGCTAGGTAGCGCACCATCAATTGCTTCTGCTACTTCTCCAGTAACAATCTGAGATTTACCTTCAACCTCATTACCATATGGCTGTCGGAGATACGCCTGTAGAGCCTGTTTGCGCTGGTCAACAGTTTCTGTTTCAATGTACCCAATAGCATCATCAATCTCTGCCTGTAGGATTGACTTCAGTTCGTTCTGTTGCATTTTTGTCCTTTGGAGGGCGTCCCATTCGGGGTTTGTCCGATTTTAACTCCTTAATGACATTTTCCAACATTTCGATTCTTAATTCAAGTTCTTTTACTTTAGGGGCTAAATTAACGCCTTGACGCTCTAAATACATCAGACAATCCATTTCGGTGTTTGGTTGATAGGCTTAGACCAAGTTGAATGACCTTCATCAAGTCCAAGGGCTAAGTAGCGGAATGAGTCCGAGCCATGCGATGACCAGTCATGCAATGGACGCTCATAGAAAATCTTACGCTTCTCATCGTAATCTCTGCGGTAGTTTCTCAGGCAGTTCAGCCCTGTTTGTACTTTAGGAACATTGAACCAACACCTTGGAAGCAAACGCCTTACTGCTTGGATACCATCATCTAAGCCCATTCTAGGCGCAATCTTTATCTCTAGTCCTGCTTCCTCAAGCATCTCTAGTCGGCTTTTACCAGAACCCAACTCTCTGACCCTAACGTCATGGGGCAGAATATGCTCTGCTTTGGCATAGTCGTTATCTCGAATCCACTTCACATAGTGGTCTAGTCCAACACCATGATTCTCGTAGTAGTCAATCAGACGCACCTCAGTACCAACTAACTGAGCAACCCAGATAGAAGTTGAGTCACCCATACCCAAGTCCCAAGCTGTAAATGTACGGCTTAGTTCCTCTCTGGGAATGTCTTGCATATGGTGCTTGTCTTCCAACTCATTGAGGATTTGCCCATAGTAAGAGCCTTCTACAGCAGCGTCAAAGCTACATTCAAACTCTTGGCGGTACTTATCCTCACCCATCTCATTACGAGCAGCCTTGAGTTCTGTATCGTCCACCACCCCTGTCTCAGAGGCTTTGAACTCTAGCAAACCCCATCCATCCTCAGTTTCTGCCCTGTCTCGCAGTTCTTTGAAGTGGTTGTGACCTTTGGGTGTCCCAATGAACATACACCAGCCTTTTCTGTCAGCTAGTGCAGGTCTGATAATGTCTGTCCAAATCTTAGGATTCTGGTCACCAATCTCGTCTAGGATTACCCCATCGAAATACTGACCACGCAATGCTTCTGGATTGTCTGAGCCATAAAGTTGAATACGCCTACCCCAGAAGTCAACTCGCAACTCAGAGATATTGCTAGAGCCTCCTAGTGGGTCAGCATATTTAACGAGATAGTCCCAAGCCACTCGTTTAGCTTGTCCATAGGTAGGTGCAATGTATGCGTATCTAGGTGCTTCCTTCTGGTTGAGGATAGCGTCCTTGATTAGATGGTTAATCGCAGAGACAGTCTTGCCCATGCGCCTATGAGCAACAACAACACCAAAACGCTTACTGTCCATCAGTTCATGGATAGCAAGCTGTTGTTTTCTTGGTGCGTAAGGAATCTCGATTACTTGGCCCATTGGACGCTTATCTGAATGTCTTTACCTTCTTCTCCAGTTACCTGAAGTGGCAAGACTTTGCCGATTAGTCCCATGAACGCCTGTGGATGGCTCTCTGCCTTATCCATTAGATAAGAAACGCCACCTGCGCCTTCTAAAGCCTCCAGAATCATCTCTCTAAGGATTGCATTGCCCTTATCTAGACTTCCTTTAGGTCTTCCTGCGCCTTCTCTCGCTCCACCACGAGATGAAATGTTTGATTGTTTTTCAATCATGTTTGACTCCTCTAGGGTTGGTCAAGGTTAAGTTAATACTTTATTCTAACAGACTTGTTATCTCTTTACGCTTTTCTTCATCTAATAGACTTGTTGCGCCTAAAGGCAAAGCTGGAAAAGCAAACATCTTGTCGCCAAACTTCTTGAACAAATCTACTCGTTCTTTAGGTGTTTCATAGAAGTAAATCTTTTCAATGCCTTGGCTTTTCAAGTAATCAATGGATTGCTGTGGAACATCTTTAGGAACAATAGCACCTTCAAATTCGCTTACTTGGACTGCCCTTTGAGGCTTAATCTCAAAGTATTCAGTAGGCATTGCTTTGACTTTGTTCATAAAAATCTGAACATCAGCCTTCAATTCTTCTGGAACATCTTTATAAATCTTGTCCAAATGATTTACATTTTTGACTTGACCAATCTCATACAAAGCATTTTGAGGGTCATATCTGTAACCATCTTGACCTTCTAGCTTGCCAAGCCTATCTGATAAGTCATCAAAGGCATCATTGACTTTTTTCTTGATTGGCTCAAAGTCTTTAGAAGAAACAATGTTTTCTCGTGCAGCTTTTACTTGGTCAAAGTTCTTAAACTTAGGTGTAGCCACAGCACGAATGTTTCCAACTCCATAATAGAAACCTTCTTCGCCAGCACCACCTTTCATCTCTCTTACAAGATTTTCTAGTGTTGCAGGTGCATAGCGTCTATTGCCAGAATCTGTATAGCCTCTGAAAATTCTTTCTTCTGGAACTACACCAACTTCAGCTAGTGTGTTATCCATATTGGCAGACCAGTTTTCAAACTGTGGCTTTAAGTCTCTTACTCGTTGATTTACTTCTTGAGTAAATTTCCAAGTATCTTTTTTATAGTCTTCTAGGTTAGGCAATAGCCCTTGCTCATCAAGAAACTTTGCTTTGTAAATATCTGATTCGCCTCTCCACTTCCAGTCATTCTTTAGCCTATCTACTAAATAATCACCAGATGGGACTTTTTGAGCAACATCAGCAAAATAATTGTCTATATTTTTATTGCTCTTGGAATCAAATTTAAAGTCAATCTCAGGTGTTCTAGCTGTGTAAGCATCAAATCCATAGACAGGATTTTTAGCAGATGGAATAGCCATTGACTTGTCGCCAATCAATGAGATGTTTCCAAAGCTGCTTAATGGATTTTCTACATTAGAAACAGCAATAGATGGCACAGGCATACCACCTACTTTTTCAACTCGTGCTAGTTTTTCTGGTGAAAGATTGTGGTGAACAATCATTTCTTTACCTGCTTCAACATTAGGAACAAACTGAGATGGAACTCGCTTACTTAAAAGACCACTAACATCTTGAATACTTGCACCAACTGGCAAACCTTTAGTCAATGGTGCTAATACTGGCGCAGCTTGACCTAGCAAACCCAAAGCAAATGCTGGCTCTGCTACTTTTCTAATTTTTTCATAATCAGGGTGAAGAACACTAAACCCCATCTGGTCAGGGGCAGTTCCTAGCAATCCTTGCACAGCAGCATAAGTACGAGGGTCTGCTAATGTGTTTACATCACGCTTTTCTGCCAAGGCTCTAGCCCTAGCACCTTGACGCTGTAAATTTGGATTGCCAAAAAATGCGCCTAAGTCAGCCATTATTTCATCCTGCCCATCTTACGAGCAGCTTCGCTAATAGCAATCGCAACTGCTTGGCGAGGATTCTTAACCACTTTACCACCTTTGCCAGAGTGAAGTTCACCCTTGCCAAATTCGTGCATGACAGTAGCTACTTTAGCCTTGCCAACTTTGTTCATCTTAGGAGTTTTCATTAAAGCACCTGTGAAATTGAAATATCAACAGCAGTACCACCACGAATAACAGCAACCTTATCGCCACCAGTTACCTTGAAATATTCAATAGAATTAGGAGGCATCATAGGACTTGTAGTCAATGAAGCAGTTGGGTTTGAGCCAATCTGAAAGTGACAATGTGCACCGCTACCTGTTGACAAACGGATAATTGTGCAACCAGCAGCAACAGCGTTAGATTGAACGCTAGAAGCTGTAACAGTCATAACTTGTGTTGTGCCAAGTTCATAAATCTGGGTCAGTTGACCATTGTCATCACGAGCTAATTTACTCATTTAAATTCTCCAGTTGTTTACCATTTAACCTTGTTTGCCCAATAAGCAGCACTCATCTTACCCTTGGCAATATTCTCTGCGTGACGAGCCTTAAATGCTTCGTTACGCTTAGAGCCATCAGGTGAGCCTTTTACGCCTTGTTGACCAAAGCGAATAAGTTTCACATCCTCACCACTCTTTGCCAAAACAGCATGAGATTTAGTGGGGTGATTAGGAGTCTTCTTAGGCTTGTTATAGCCAGAAAACTGCTCTGTGCCTCGTTTAATCACTTTTTAGGCTTCTTTGCTTTGTTTTTTGCAGTACGCTCACCACGCACAGGCATAGGTTTAGGCTTCTTCATCAGCTTCTGCATCATCTCCAGAGCCTGTTGATTCGTTGTTCCCATTGTCTTTCTCCTGAGTAATTGGCCCACCACTAATCCATGCTTCGCAGGTACGCTTAGAAGCACACTTAAAGTCAAACATCTCGCAATAACCTAAGTCACCAGCATCAATGACTTCCCATGCGTCCATCTCGTTATCACCCATCTCTAAGCCACTCTCAATGCAAGACAGCATCTTAGGTGTTTGGATGAAAGCAGCGCAGTTACCGCAACGAGACTTTTTGGCTTGTGCAGGGGCAATGCGCCAAGCACGAGAGATTTCACGCCAGTAATCCATGTTGGATTCGTTGGGATTCATAGGGCCATAGTTAGCCTTTTCAATCGCCTTCTCACGATTCTCAAGATTGACAGCTACATCACCTGTCGCAACTGGACAGGCTTCACCCTTCTTCTCTTGGTTTTGTATCTCAATCTCGATTTTTACAGATGGCTCAAGTAGTCCAGACATGGTTGTCCTCATGGAGTTTGTGCCATTTTCTCACAAAAAAAGAGGGAACTCAATCCCTCTAAGAAACCAAATGGCAACTTGGTTAAGACATTGTGCCTTATCCGATAAGTTTTGCAAGCGTTTCGTTTAATACCGACATTTCGTCATGTTTCATCACAGACCAAATCCTAGATTGTCCATGAATTCCGTTGTGTGGCCCTTGATGGCAGTCTCTACAAAGCGGAATACACAGGTACTGGTGATGCTGCTTAATGTGGTGAGCATCACTTGGCCCTGCCTGACCACATACCCCACAAGGCATTTCTTTAATCCTTGCTAAGTGCAGTCTTTCACGCTTTGTAAAACTATTATTCAATTTCAACCACCTTATCACCTCGTGACTTTATGTAGTCTTTTGTTTTCTGAATATATCTCTCAAACTCACTTCTTGAGATACTGGACTGTTGCAAGTCTGCGAATTCAATCAAATCACGACAGGCTTGGATTCCCTCCGCATCTAAAATGACACGCATAGTTGTTTGATAGTATCCAGATGCTTTGTGGAGGCTTGCTTGCGCCTTCTCGCAGATTGGCAGCACTTCTGGGCCTACCCCTGCTCTACCCATCGTTTCTGACAGATTTAGTACATCCACAAGAGTACGCCAGTCATGGATAGTTCCTCTGCCCTTGGTAATCGCCTCAAGTGCGGAATACTCCATCATTCTGAGTTTGTCCAACTTCTCCCTGTGAGTTATTGACGCACCCACTATTGCGTGCTGTATCGGGTCTATCAGATTCCAATGTTTGCGTTTTGTTCTTTTTCTCATTGTCTCTACCAAAAATAGCATCCCACCGATTAGAGTATTCTTCATTGCTTACCTTAAAAGGTCTTGGACTTGAGCCTTTACCCATGATGTTCCTTTGTAAGTTCAATGATTACAGGGTCAAGTAAATTTCTGGCGTATTCCAATGCTCGTTTTTCTGCATTGTCACCAAGCATACATTTCTGATATTGCCAGTTAATCTCATACCATTTCTTACTCTCGACACTCCATGCGCCATCAGCGTCTTTTTTAATTCGCACTCTCATGTGTTCTTCTCCTTGAGTTTGGCTTCAATGGCTCGGGCAAAATCAATTGCCCAAGGGTGACAATCGGCTTCCCAAAATACAGACCATTGCGACTTAATCTCCTCATCCGTCAGCGGCTTGCGCTGTGGTGGGTTGGTGTAGAGAGGAGTACCATTGTTTGATTCGTTTTCCTCCCAATTCCCGTAGTCGTTTACGCTGAAATACCCCACAGGCTCATCTTTCGCTTCTAGTGCGGCTTTAATGGCGGTTATGGCTTGGTCATAACCACAATTGCACTTGGGATAGTTCTCTGGCTCTGCATACGTAGGCCACTGCGGACAAACACGGTCATGGTTGCCAAGGTCTTCCAACGCCTCCAATGCAAGGCGTAATGCTTCGTCTTTGGTCATAGCGGTGCATCCTCGTGGTTATCAGGGTTGAACTTGGGTTGCTTAGTACCCTTGTCCTTGGGGTTTGGGAATGGTGGGAAAGGCCATGTCATGCTTGTCACCTTGCAAATTTTAAATCTTCTAATTTAGCGTCACGCCATATATAGTCATCAAAGTCAAGTGTCCAATTGCCATGGGAGTCCGTGACTTCACTGCCTTTTCTATGTATTTCAACTTGAACAACAAGCAATGGTTTTTTAAACCACCGAGTTTCAACTCTGTATCTAGTTTTGCCTGTAAGTTGATATGAAATCATGCTTGTCCCCTTGGGTAAAAAGTCACAACATCACTTTTCCAATGAATGGTGGCTTTGCAATCAAATTTTTTAGCTGTAGTATCAATCCATCCTTTGATTGCAGGCTCATACATTTTTGACTCTAAAAGTGACAAACTGATAGTCGCCTCTTTGCCATTAAGAACCTTATTGGCAATCCATGATTCAATGTTCATGCTTGTCCCCTTGCTCGAATGGCATCAGCACACCATTGGCTTGCAACTCGTTCGGCTACATCATCTGGCCATTTGTACTTTGCGTTGATGTCATCACAAACTATTGCACACGCCTCACGCTCATGCTGTGCTACTAACTTGGCAAAATCAATCATTCCATCCATAAGACCTTGTTCTTTAATAAAGCCCCACCTAAAGCCAGCTTTTTTTGCCAACTCTCTAATTTCATCGTTAGTCATCACACATCCCTCATGTCGTATTCAACAGATACAGAGTGGTCTGCTTCATCCAAGATGTGTTTAGAAAGACGCATACAGCCTTCTATCTCAAGTTCTTTGTATTGTTCAGCAGAGAACAGACCAAGCACACTTACCTTCTCGTAAATAATGTCTTCAATGTTCTCGCCATAGATGCCTTCTGAATCTGTGTCGTATTCCATGACAACAGTAACTACTACAGAGCCTTCACCAACAGTTGTGTCAAATTCGTATTTCATTGCTTAGTCCTTAAAAGTACCCTTGCGAATTGCTTGGGCTGAGTGCATTGTATCAACATTTTGTTGATTTTTACAAATATTTTTATTCTGTTGTTTTTACGCCAAGACGCTCACTTGCTTGCTCACTTCTCCAAATATCAGCTTTCATCTGAGCAGCAACAAGCATCCACTTTAAGGTTTCTTCTTTCTCAATGGCAACCATCAAACCTTTGAGTAGGTCAGCATATTCGTAGTGAGCATAGGCTTCACGCTCTTGAGCAACAGCAGAATCTATCCCTCTAGCCATTGCATCCTTCATCAGCAAAGCCTTCTTAGTCTTACGGAACTCCTCAAGGTAGATTCTTTGTGCTTTAGCTTCCGCATATTTGCATGAATTTTCAATGATGTACTCAATGGCTTTATAGGGTGCTTTCACTTGTAATCTTCCTCTGCCATGTGGCAAAAAATAGAACACTCTATGTTTTGCTCTTTTGGGTAATCTCCTGCATCTGGCGGTAGTTCATCAAGATAAACTCGTTCGCCTTTTGACTTGGTAATACTTGCACCAATAACTCTCTCTAGTTTTGCCATGCGGTCAAAGTGCTGTGGAAAGTCAACACGAATCTTGTTCCAATACCCTGCACCACCTTTTACACAACCAATGCAGTTGTTATTGTGGTAACCAAGACGATACATCTCAGGAAGTTCAATATTGGCATTTCTAAGCATTGCCAGACAATCTTCTTTGCTCAAACCTTTGTCTATCAAAGGCGTCCAAATATCAACATCATTATTGGCATCAATAAATCTATCCAATCGATGTTGTTCTTCAGCCGTATATCCAAATACTTGTCTGTCAGTTAATTGCTCAAATTTCTGGCGAACTTCTTTCTTTAGAAACTTTGTGCAAGGTGCGCCAGCAATACCAACGATGTAACGGTTTTTCTCAAAAACATTAAAAATGCTTCCTTGATACTTCTCGTTTCTCAGGATTTGAATTTCTTGACCAAACCATTTCTCACAATCTTTTAAAAATCGCTTGTTGTCTGGGTGTTCTTCAGCAACTTCTGTGTAAGCAATGATTAAAGGCAACTTACCTGCATTTTCGGCAATAGCCAGTTTGGTAGCGACAGCAGAAGCAGCACCACATGAAAACCAACAAACTATTCTCATTTAACTACCCCAATCATTCGTAAAGCCGCTTCTGGGCTATCAATTCTTGCCAAGGTACTTCCAGACCAATTCTCAAAAAAGTCGGCTTGTAGCTTCGTTAAACGCTTTTTAGAGTCCGTTTTAATCTCCACCAGAAATGTGTGACCCTTGTAGCCAACCAAAAGGTCAACTGGCAGACCAATAATCCAGACATAAGCACCTGCTGCTCGCAATGCAGAAACTATCTGCTCTTGGTTTGCATCCACTCTAGCTGCGTATCTCATTCAAGTGTTCCTTCTCGCATTTGTGCCATGTACGCACGAATTCTGTCTCGTGAGCCAGAGCCATAGATTCGTTCTGCTCTCTCAAGCCTTGCACGAATCAGGTCACGATTCTTTGTTTGTTCCCAGTTATGGAATAACTCTCGGGCTTCTGCTTGCTCAAGAATTACCCTATCACTTGGGTTTTCTACGTTACGTCTGCTCCAGGTCACCAGTAAGCTCCAATGCTTTGTTTATTAGGTAAAGCGGAACATTCTTTCCATCTTTTACCTTGTCTAACAGGGCTAAGGCTTGAAAGTAATTCATACAATCTCATTTTCTTTAACATTAGACCAATTTTTCCCACATTTAATTGCTCCTATTGTTGACTTAGAAACATTAAATAAATTTGCAATTTTTGAAAAACTTACTTTATTGTTTAGCATTTCTTTAATTTCAATAACCTGTTTAATATTTAATTTTGCTTGTGAATGTTTTTCGCCATTTCTACCTATAAATGCTGATGGTGCATTACGACTCTTACTAATCATGTCTTGAACATTATCTTTTGCTGTTCCTAAAAACAAATGGTCTGGATTTATACAATTAGGCACATCACATTTATGACAAACAAATAATTTATCTGGTATATCACCATAATGAACAATCCAAGATGCTCTATGTGCGCCCATATTTGTTTTATTAAACCAAACCCATCCGTACTTATGTCCTGCTTTGCTTTTCATTCGGTATCCTTGATAAAGCCAGCATCCTTTGTCATCAACAATAATTCGTTTGAGAAAATTCATGCTTTCCTCACTACTTCTGCAATGTATTTACGAACATGGTCTGGAATAGGTGCAGCCCTTTTTTCATCTTCTTTAATCTTTTCCAATGCAGGGTCAGGCTCATTCTTTGACGGAACTGTGAGCCTCACAATGTCAGCAGGATTTTGTTTAGGTGCGTTTGTGTTGCGTACCCAATTACGCCATGTTGCAAACCAGTCTAGCTTCACACCTTTCTGACCTGCTTGGGCTATCCAGTAGTCCTTGAACTGGTCAAATGTTCTTGTAGGGTGAAGTTCTGGTCTTGTCTCTTTGCAAAACTGTTCCCATTCCAATGGAAAAAGAAAATCATTAGCGAGGCGTTTGCCGAGTGTCTTCTTTTGTGTCTTGTGTTCTGTGTCTTGTGTAATGGGTAATGTGTTATGTGTAGCATTGCTTTCGGATAGCGTTGGCAATGCGTTCGCATCTTTCTTACTCCATCTAGCTTTAGCAGAAGCACTAGCCTTCTCAGACTTCTCGTCAGCTTTGGCTATTTCCTTGTTAGCCCTGTGATGAATCCATCCATCATCTGTGCGTTCGAAATACTCTCGCAATACGATTGCAATGCTTTCGGTATGCGAACGCATCCGTATCTGTCTGGATACTTCAGATTCATCGAGTGGTATTGGACATTCGTGGAGATAGTACCAATCAAGCAATCGCCTATAGACTAAATCCTCAATCTCAGAAAGATGAGATGTGTGACTTTGATAGTCACCAATATTGAACTGGTAATAGTGCATTTTCAGACCCAAACATCGACCCTAGAAAGAAACTGCGGCAGGAGGGGTCTGTTCTCTTTTCAGTACGCTCATGACTTCGTACCTAGCCGTGTTTCAAATTATTGTATCAAATACTTTGATGGTTTGTGATGCCTTTAGTTACATCTTTTCCAAACAATCGAGTTGCCTGTTGTTTCATCACAGCATACTCAGCTTTTGTAAAGATGCCATAGGTCTTGATGCCGCAGATGATTTTTACATTGCTGTCTTGCTTTTCTATTTCATTGTCAGCCAAGGTGTATTGAGCAACCCAATGTCTTCCTACCTTGACCTGCTCTGTTGTCAGTTTGCCTAGGCTACGCAGTTGCTTGGCTGTTGACAGGACTGTGGCTTGTGGCATACCAGTCAGGTTAGCAACTTCGTGTGAAGTCAATGGGCCGTTCTGGAGGGCTTTGATTACTTGTGCTTGAGTCATATTGTTTCTTTTGTTAAAGGAATAGCTGGCCCTCTGCGGATATTACAACCCTTGCAGGTAGGCTCAACTTCTAATGGTTTGTTGTAGTCTCTATGTTCATAACATTGTGCAGGTTTGCCACAATCTACACAAATTAACGTAGCTACAGGCGGGAGAATACCTTTTTTTACAGCCTGATTAACCTTTGAAGCAGCCTGTACTTGACCATTTTTTCTTGGTCTAAGGTCACAACAAGTCCAACAAAACTTGGCACTATTTTCTCTGCCAGTAATTTCTTGATTGCAATCAGCACACAATTTTGTCACTTCTTAGTCCTTTTGTTTAAGAAAAGTTTTGGGTAAGCCAATTTGATTGAAGCAGGAATTCCTCTAGTTATCCAGTTATGTACCCTCTGACTAGATGGGAAACCCAATCGTTTAGACAGGACTGTTGGCCCACCAAGCAAGGCAATTAGTTCTTTGTCGGTTAGTTTGTTCATAGTTGCATCATAACAACATTTTGTAAAATTTCAACACTTTGTGAAAATATTTTCAACATTTCGTTGATTTGAGTTATACTAACGTCAGCCCAAACAAATCGTGAGGGTACTTTTAAGGAAAAGCAAATGAAAGAAAAGTTAATTGAATGGACACTCGCTGTCATCATCTTTGGCGGTATCGGTGTGATGTTGGCATGGAGAGGCTAATGAACACACGATTCCTAACTCATGTACGCAAGATATTTGCAACCTATGATGCACCTCCAGAAGTCATCAGAAGCTATCAAAAACAATGGGTCAAGTCTGTGCGCCAGCTTGGTGACAAGTGGCTTGTAGCTAAGTCCATTGAAAGAATCCAATGACCAGAGAAGATGCAATCAAGGACTTATCACACGGCTTGTATTGTGTTTACTGTACTGAACCAAAGACCTATGGCTCTTGCTGTTCAGAGAACCACTTTGTAGAGTTTGAAGACCTCTACGATGAAGACAAAGAAGAAATGATTAAAGAATACTTAAAGGAAGAATGAAATGGTACATAAGAAGTTAATGAACGCTCGTATGATTTTGCAATCTATGGAGTTAAAGAAGTCTGGTCACAACAAGTTCGCAGGCTACCAATATTTTGAATTGGGCGATTTTCTGCCACAAATTAACGAGATTTTTCATGGTCATGGATTGTGTGGAGTTATCTCATACGATACAGACTATGCAAGTCTTACAATCACAGATGTTGATGATGGGACTAATATTGTCATTACATCACCAATGGTAGAAGCCAATTTAAAAGGCGCACACGCTATCCAAAACCTCGGTGCAGTAGAGACATACCAGCGCAGGTATCTCTGGATGACAGCAATGGAAATCGTTGAGCATGATGCTCTGGATTCATCTGCGCCTATCAAGGAAGCTGTAATCATCACGCCAGCACAAGGCATCAAAGATGAATTACCTATTGAAATATTAAGGTATCTTGACGAATTAGCAGTTGAACTAATTGCTATTTGTGAGAAAGACCCCAAGGCAGCTTGGGTAAGGTTGGAGAAAGAGAACTTAGAAGCTGACCAAAAGGTTGCTCTTTGGACTCTGATGCCAAGTAATGTAAGAAGCGCAATTAAGAAAGCGAAAGGTTAATATGGAATACGACAACACTAATCGAGGCTCACTCTTTAAGAATGACCGCAAGGACGATGCAAAGTTTCCTGATTACAAAGGAAGCATTAATGTAGATGGCACAGACTACTGGCTATCTGCATGGATTAAGGTCAGCAAAGATGGTGCTAAATTCATGTCTTTGTCTGTCAAGAATAAGAACGCAGATGTGCAGCCTAAGAAAAAGGTCAAGCACGAAGAATTTGAGGACGATGCGCCTTTCTGAGTTTCGGGGGAAAGTGGCTAGAAATAGCGGACGAACATGAGTACCCCACCTAATCAAATGAGGAATTCTCTGGCTAGTCATACTGACTTCCGTGATTTCCGAGGGTTGATTCCCGAAAACTCGCATTTCTTGCCTAGCAACATAGACATGATTTGCGAGAGGAAAGGACACTTCTTAATTGGCGAATGGAAAAAGCCAAACGAGAAAATGGCAAAGGGGCAAGAGTTGCTATTACAGGCTTTTGCTCAAGTGCCTAAATTTACTGTACTGGTCATTATTGGTAACACAGACAAAGAACAAACAGAAGTCGGTAGTGTGTTCCAGATAGTGCTAGGCAGGTGCGTAAAGATTGGTGAGGGTCTTGATTTCTTGAAAGACTTTTATGTGATGTGGTACGAATTTGCAAACTCAAAAGGATAGATATGTCATACGCAAATGTAGAAATAAAAATAATCCAATGGGCAGAGGCTCGTAAGATTATTCCTAACAGTACACCAGAAGTTCAACTTCTAAAAGCAATGTCAGAAATTGGAGAACTAGCAGATGCAACCATTAAGAAGGACAAGGAAGCTATTGTGGACGCTGTTGGTGATGTCATGGTCTGCCTTGTTAATTACTGCGCTTTGCAAGACCTCAATCTGGTAGACTGCATGGAAGTTGCATACGACCAGATAAAGAATCGTAGGGGTACGCTTTTGCCTAATGGATTGTTCGTTAAAGAAACTATTTAGCCAACAAATAAAGACCCACATTTGAAAATGCGTATCCTGCGTACACAATAGCCATGTGTGGGTTATCTTTCCAAAGCTGCTCACCAGCTATGTAAGCGTAGATTGCCCCTGTGAGAATAATTAGCCAAGCACTCAAAATAAACTCACATCAATCACTTCACCACGGAACTCCACCATGTTTTCATCAAACTTGTGGACTAGCTCAGGCCATAACAATTGACCATTAAAAAAGGTCAGCACCGCAAAGCCTGACCTGTGATTAGATGGATTTAACTCGCCATAAGTGAACTGTGGGCCATCAGTCTCAGCTAATGTTCCTGTATCTACGCCATACCTGTTTCCATTGTAGTCAGAGAAAGGCGTAACCTTTAATGAGTGCAAGTGTCCAGTAACGATAGACACACCAGCAGTCACAGTATTGTTGTGAGTGGCATGAATACCACCCTTATATCTGTGCTTCACAATGACCTCATCTGTAGGCCAACAAGCCCAACAGAACTCCCAATCAGGAATGTGGTCTGGTAATTTAAAGCCTTGGACATCTTTAAACTGAGGTGCATTGTTTGCCAGTCGAGTAGCAAATC